CGAAAGGATTTTCGGTTGGTTCGATCTGTAGATACGGAAGCCAATCTGATTCTTTGGGATTGTTTATAGTTAAACAATATCCATGGGTCTTCATGTAGTCGAATTATAATTAATTACATTCGTACCAGCAGCTAAAATATGACTATATTTCACTGTAGTTGTATTCTGAACAACAAATTCTTCAGCATCTGCCAGAGAGGCCGATGTAGGATAGCCTTTAAATATAACCATTTGTGCAGGCAACCAAGGAGCAGTACCTCCACTAGGTGAAGCTTGTCCCATTTCGTCCCAAGTTACGGATTTATTGATGTCTGCAACAAATCTATGACGGTGAACCGAATTTGAAGTCATACGGACCGTTGTCTTCTTAATAACATTCCATGTACGACGAAAGGTTGTACTTGTCATCGGATCTGCATTAACAGTGGAATACTCTGCGTTGTTCGCTGATTCAATTGAAGCAGCGCTGGTAAAACCATTAGAAAAGCACCAATAAGGACTTATATGGTCCGTTGTCGGGATAGTTGCCCCTTCAGTAAAGGTACCTGGACCTATACCAAATTTAGGCTGCAAATCATAGATCTCAACAATGCCACCTTTTGTGCCACAGTTAATGGTCAACATTGAAGTTAATTGACCAAATTTTAAAATCAAGTTCTGCTCAACCTGATCTTTAGCAGTGGTAACGGATACCATTCTAGCTCTTACGGCTCGGTCGAATTGATCCCTAGCGGATAATATCGTGTAACCGTTTGCATTCGACAATGAGTCGTTTGCTGGTGGTTCTAGTAACCACAATGGAACATCAAGAATGTCTTGCTGACCGCTTGTAGTGGTCAAGTTCCACTTTTTATTACGGAAATTCGTTTCTCGAATTACTCCAGGCAGAGACTTGCGTCTTGGATTATAAATGAAACACGACGTACTTTCTGTAGTCGCGCTAACAGCTTGTGTATCTACAAGCTCAGCCTTATTTTTATTTAAATTACGGCCTCTCTTTCCTCGCGTTCTTTTAACCTTTTCGGCAACCTTGCCAACCACTCGGGCTACTGAGTCAAGTTGTTGGTCAGCAACTTGCAATTCAACATAAGTCTTTATGGCTGGAGTAATTGTATCAATTACTGCTGGAAGAGCTGACATTACCTGTTGGTAACCTGTCATAGCTCTATCGCGGATGGATGGGCGGGCTACTGTGTAACCGCCTCTATAACGTTTAACTTTTCTAAACGATTTTTTCATTTTAGCCATTAGCATGTCCTCCTGATTGTATATTATACAATTTTTTTATTCTTACGGAAAACTTATAAAGTTTTTCCGCGAATTTTTTGGGCGGGGGGATGGTTTCATTGGGGTAATACTAACTCCATTCAACCATCCCCCCTTTCCCCCTTCCTTCTTTAGTCTTCGACTGTTCTAAGATCTAAGTTGTAGATCTCATTTAGTTCAGACCAAGTTGGCTCTTTAGGGATCAACTTCTCCAGTAGTAGAGTTTGCGCTTTAATCGCGTTCTCTATCTGCTCCAACCCAGTAGAAAGAGCAGCTATATCAGCTCGTAAATCACTTTCCTCACTGGCGGCGTTCATTAAGAACTGGTCTCGTTGAATGTTGTCTTTGCAGACATTAACCTCATAACCGTACTCATAGTACTTGTCTTGCTTTTTGCAGTAATCTGCCGCTTCTTTAAAAGTACCACGAGCGTGCTCAATATGAGCTCGAGGAAAAATCTTTTTGACTTTGCTGAAACTAGTAGTTCTGCGAAAGACGACAAACATTTGATAATGTTGTGTTTCATTCTTACCAATCTCCTTTCCGTAGATAATATACTGTATCCCGTGTTTGTGTAAAACACTGTGCATACGACGAAATTCTGATTTCTTAATAATTCCTTCCTGCTTATGGTCGGTCCAACCGAAAGGATTTTCGGTTGGTTCGATCTGTAGATACGGAAGCCAATCTGATTCTTTGGGATTGTTTATAGTTAAACAATATCCATGGGTCTTCATGTAGTCGAATTATAATTAATTACATTCGTACCA